TACAGGAATTATATTCTTAAATTCTGAATTCACTGGTGGTGAGTTAGTCTATCCTAATCAAGGATGTGTATTTTATCCAACAATTGGTACAATGGTGATAACTCCAGCTGGAGAACAATATATTCACTATGTTAATAAAGTATTAACTGGTGAAAGATTTACATTAGTTTTTAGATTTGTATAAATAGAAAACAGTATCGACGGACGTTTAGTGCCCTATACTTTTTAAATTAACTTTAAAGAGTTTTAATTATGGATTACATTATTTGGTGTTTGATAGGCACACTGTACGGCACTATCATCGGTATTCTCCCAATGGCTGGAGCAACTACAGGTTTACTCACAGTCTTCGCATTCGCATCATATTTCCTACCAAACCCATATCTTGGAATTGTCTTTATGACAAGTCTAATTGCATCATCGAGCACAGGTGATAGTTACACAAGCATTCTAACTGGAATTCCAGGTGGTGGGCAAACTGCTGCATCAATCATTGACGGACACCCAATGGCAGTTCGTGGTCAAGCTGGTCGTGCAATTGGTATTTCTCTTATGGATAGCACCATAAATGGAATCTTCTGGGGAATAGTAGCTTTCACATTTTTACCATTTTATAGTAGCATAATTTTATATTTTGGTGTACCAGAATTTGCAGCACTGTTCTTATTAAGTTTCTGTTGTGTTGGTATGTTGACCAGCAAGAACTTTTTCTTGGGTTTTATTTCTATCGTAGTTGGGCTTTGGTTGGGGTTAATTGGATTAGATCCAGGAACATCTTCTCCAAGGCTAACTTTTGGATGGGATTATTTAAATTCTGGAATAGAAACTCTACCAATGATTGCTGGATTGTTTGCCATACCAGAATTGATAGATGGTTGGAAAAGAAGAAATTATGCAGTGGTCAAGATAGAAAATTATTACAAACAATTATTTCAAGGATTCGGTGACTGTTTAACATATTGGCGAGATGTTGTTCGTGGTGGTGTGATTGGTTTCTTTACTGGTTTACTTCCAGGTGCTGGTGGAACTATTGGTGATATGATGTCATATTCTGTAACTGTTGCCAAGAATCCTAATGAAAAATTTGGTAATGGTAATCCCAGAGGTCTGGCTGGTTGCGAGGGTGCTAATAATGCACAGAAAGCATCATCATTGTTACCAACAATATTGTTTGGAATACCCACTGCTCCATTTGCAGCAGTCATGATGGCTATATGTGTATATTTTGGTATGTACATGGGTAGTGCAGAATTAGTTTCTGACACTAAGTTTGTATGGTCGATTGGTGCTAGTTTTGTGGCATCAACAATCTTAACTTTCATACTTTGCATTTTCATCACAAAGTATGTTGTAAAAATTCTAGAAATACCTTATTGGATTTATGCCTCTGGTATTCTAGCAATAGTCATTTGGAGTTGTTTCCAATACACTGGAACTCTGAATGACTTTTATATTCTTGTTATTTGTAGTATTGTCGGACTAGGTGCCAAATACTTTGACTTGAGTAGACCTGCGATATTGTTATCATTCATTGTCGCAGAAAAATTTGAAAACTATACACAACAAGCGTATACTTTGTATTCGTTTAGTGATATTATACAAAGACCTATTACTGTTGGATTAGTTTTCGTCTCGTGTTTTATTCTTTATTGGACAATATTAAGGAGAAGTAAATGAAGTATCTTTTGGGTATTTTATTTCTGTTGTCAAGCACTTTTGCTGCAGCAGATTATCGTATGATTGTTCCTGACTCTCCAGGATCTGGTGGAGCAGTTTGGGCTTCAGTTATGGCGAAACATTTGAGTAAGTATACAGATGAACCGATTGTGTTACAACATGTTCCAGGTGCAAGAAATATTCCAGGAATGAATCAGTGGCATAAAGAGTTTCGTAAAGATGACAAGACCATGGTAGTTAGTCTCGGTAGTCACGCTGTGAATTATTTGTTGGAAGAAGTAGATTATGACTTTAGTCAATATGAAGCTATTGGTCTAATGAATCTTGATTTGGTTGTTGGACATAATAAAAACTTTAATCCAAAAACAGATAAAGCTAAGTTTGGTGGTGGAAATGCACTGACAGATGCATTGGCTGTTGGATTGATGTTGTGTGGTCCAAAACCAGACACTAACGCATATCTTGCTTGCTGGAAAGAAAAGATGGTATGGGTAAATGGTGTTGCTGGTAATCAGATTCGACCAATGTATCTTCGTGGTGAATTAAATATCACTAGAGATCCTCCAACATCATGGATTCGTTTCTATGAGAAAGATCCAAACACAGTTGTCTGGTTCACTCATGGATTAAAAGATCTTAAAACTGGTAAACAGATTGAGAATCCAAACTTCAAAGGTAAGTTGTTTGAAGATGTTTATAAAAAGACATGGGGTGTAGCACCTTCTGGTGAGTTATTTGAATCATACCATATGGCTCGAACATTTAACAATGTGTTACAGAAAGTTATCTGGGTTAATAAAGGAAACCCAAATACTCAGAAACTTCGTGATGCTTTGAATAAAATGTTAAAGGATCCTGAAGCAGTTGCTGCAATTATTGATGATACTGGTAAGTATGAATGGGTTGTTGGTCAACAAGCTGATGATATCAGAAAATCATTGTATCGTGACATCACTGATAAAAAGCTAAAGAATCTGGTAGTTTGGTATAATGGAGCCTATGGAACAAAGAGTGTTTACAAAGGCGACCTTGCTTGGAAGAATGATGCAGGTAATTAAACCTCTTGGTAGTTTTGTTGGTAATTGGCAGAATGATTTAACTAATGTTATAAATTCTGCCACTCCAGCAACTTGGGAAACAGTCCGCCATTGGAGAGTGAAAACTTCTGTCGGACAGATTCTTGATGTACCTTCCGCTAAACTTGAAGAAGATTATATTGAAGAAGCAGGTGGTGATAGAAATTTAGTTCTAACAAACATGGAACATGACATATCGCCTGTGTTTCAAAATATGATTGATACCATTGGACTAGAAAAAAGTTATAATAGAATTCATGTTCAGTGGACTGGTCAGGTGTTTAACTGGCATAAGGATAAACTAGCTAGATATAATCGTGATGACCCAAGTAAAGTTCTAAGAGTTGTTGTTATGTTGACAGATTGGATTCCAGGACATTTTTATCAATACGACGATGTTACATATCGTGATTGGAAGTCTGGAGATATTCATACTTTTGATTGGCAAACTGCATATCATTGTACTGCAAATGCAAGTTTACAACCAAGAGTTTCATTAGTAACAACTGGAATTATTGGCGATAAGACAAGAGAGTTTCTAAACAATACTTGTCTTGCAACTAAATATAATGTATAATTGATGTATTGCTGTATGAAGCAATGAGAAAGATGTTCTGGACGAGGGTTCGATTCCCTCCACCTCCACCAAAAGTATATTTGAAAAGACGAGTGAGTTGGTCTTTGAATTATCGACAAGAGAAAAATGGTAACAAATATACTTCTGATGGGGGTGACTAGGTTTCGACAGGGCAGTGAGTAACAAAGTGGACAGCACGACACAGAGAGTCGTAAAAAGTAAAACAACGTAAACGCAAACGACGCACAGTTCGCATTAGCAGCCTAAACACTGCTTAGGGTTTCGGTAGGTTTCCTCGTAACAGAATAACCTACCATTATTAGTATTGTCGGACGAACAGTGCCAAAATACATATCATGGGTATGTCGGACGAAAAGTGCCAATTACCTTTAAATTTATTTTTAAAGGAAAACGTAATGAAGTTAAAATTTTTAGTAGCATCAGCTTTACTTGCTAGTTCTTCAGTTGTTCTAGCACAGTCATCAGTGACAATTGGTTATGCAGATAGAACTTTGGATAGTAATGGTCAGAAAGTAGCAGTAACAGGACTCTCTGCCAAAACTAGATTGTTCAATCAAATAGATGGTGATATTGGTATTAATCAATCAAGAAACACAGTTTCTAACTCTATCACTGATAGAACAGAAGTTGGTTTATCCACTGGTTATGAAGTGACATCATTTGCGAAAGCAACCATTCGTGGTGCAGTTGGTATGAAGAATGTTTCTGGTAAACAAGGTGTTGAGTATTACTCTATTGAACCTGGAATTAACGTGAAACTTCCAGTTGATGGTTTTACTGCTCGAGTAGCTTATCGTTATCGTGATTCATTTGATGTGAATGACGCAGATCGTTCTAATACGATGCGTTATGCTCTTTCTTATGACCTAACTAAGAAAGATAGATTAACATTAGGTTATGAAGTTTTAAAAGGCGATGGTGCCAATAAACAAACAGTATTTTCTTACACAAGGTCGTTTTAATTATGAATATTCAACCACTCAAAGATAAAGTTCTCGTTGCTGAAAACAAAGCAGAGCATAAAACTGATTCTGGTATTATTTTAGATGGTGCAACTTCTATTCGTGAGTCCAAGACAGGAACAGTTCTTGCTATTGGACCAGATGTCACTGATGTTAAAGTTGGTGATAAGATTTATCTTGAATGGAATAAAGCACAAATTGTTAAAGTCGGTGATGCTCAACGTGTTATCATTAAACAGGAAGATATCGTTGCTGTGGTTGAATAATGAAAGCTGCAGTTCTTTGCAATGGTCCAAGTAGAATTATTTTTAATAATCCTGATGGGTATAATTATATTATTGGTTGCAACATTCCTTGGACCAAAGTAGATTCTACTGTTGTGCTTGATGTTGGTGTTGTGGCTAAATGGTGGCAGTATAAATTACCAAATGTGCCAACATGGTTTAGTGAACACGCATGGCGAGAAACTAAATTCAAAGATAGAGAATATTTTAAAGATAGTTTTCTTGGTTTAGTTAAACCACTACCAGAATATGATTCAAGTGGACATGTTGCTTGTAGTAAACTAATTGAACTGGGATATACTGAGATAGATATCTATGGATGCGACTCTTGGTTCAGTAGTGACACCAATAGTCATACACATAAATACTGTGATACAAGACCGACAGATACATCAAAACATGTAGAAGGTTGGCGAAAAAGATGGAACACCATTATTGATGGTCACCCAGAAGTAAAGATAACATTTATAGGAGAATCTAAATGAAGAAATTTTTAATCGCATTAAACTTAGTAATCTGGTCATTCGTTGGTTACCAAGTAACAGCGTATGCAGCTGAACCAAAGAAAGAAGTTCCAGCAGTACAGAATGATAATTGTGTGAAGAAAGATAAGAATGGTAAGTGTCCTCCACTACCAAACTCACCAAAACCTACACCAAAGAAAAAAGCTGAAGAAAAGAAGTAATCCTAAATAATAATACTGGTTCGGTGGAACCAGACCACTTTGGTAAATCCACCAATACACACTCACAACACAAAGGAGAAGTAAATGTCAAACATGACTCCGTTCGAGATTCGCCTTGAACTTTTAAAAATGGCGAAAGACATGCTTACAGAGGATTATTACGGTAAGCGTGAAGTTATTAGCAACGAGTATGCATCTAAGTGCGAAGTTGCTAGAATCCATGGTACAGAAGTTCCTGCACATCCAGGATTTCCAGCGTACCCTTCTGAAGCAGATATCATTACTAAAGCAAATGCTTTAAATGGTTTTGTTTCACAAATCCCAACTACACAAGAAAAGACTAGCAAAAAGTCCACCTGATAGGGATCGGAGTAAGGGAATAAACACACCCTTACTCTTTAACTGAAATAAGGAGATAATTATGCGAAAACGATTGTATACAATATTAACAATACTAGCACTAAGTTTAACTATTGTTGTTACTACAACTTTTTCATCCGACAGATATATTGGTATTCAATATAATCAACTAACAAAAGAAGCCAGAAAACAGATCGATTGTTTGGCAGACAATATTTACCATGAAGCTGGTTATGAACCAGAACAAGGTAAGGTTGCAGTTGCATTGGTTACACTCAACCGAACTCAAGACCCAAGATTTCCAAAAGATATTTGCTCTGTAGTCAAACAGAAGGTAAACTATACATGTCAGTTTACTTGGTTTTGTGAGAATAAACAAACCAATAGAGAAAAGGAAGCATACGAAAGAGCAAGGCAAGTTGCTCTACACGTATATGCTAACTATGACATGATAAGAGATTTTACACAAGGTGCGTTATACTATCACGCTGATTATGTTCGACCAAACTGGAAAGGTCTTGAAAAGACCACTGTGATTGGAAGACATATTTTTTATAGAGAGAAAAATAAAACATGATGAATAAATTAAACCTTCAACTGAAGGAAGATAGTAGTGCACATTCGTTCTTCTTACTAATGGAAGAAGTTTCACTATCAACAGTTAAGACCTGTGTTGAGTGGATCTTTGAAGCGAACTTTGCAGAAGAAAGACCAGATCTTTTAAATTTAATTATCACATCTCCAGGTGGTGATTTAAATGCTGCTTTTGCTTTAATTGATACAATGCGTGGTTCTGCCATTCCAGTTAGAACTATTGGTCTTGGTCAAATTGCTTCTGCTGGTTTAATGATTTTTATCGCTGGTGATAAAGGTAAACGTATTCTTACACCAAACACTTCTATTCTTTCTCATCAGTATTCATGGGGTGCATTTGGTAAGGAACACGAGTTGTTTGCCACTGTAAAAGAGTTTGATTTAACTACTAAGAAAATGATTCAGCATTATAAAAAATGCACTGGTATGTCTGAAGCGAAAATCAGAGAGATTCTATTACCACCACAAGATATGTGGTTGAGCCCACAGGAAGCTAAAAAACATGGATTATGCGATGAAGTTAAAGACTTATCTTAAGTATTCAGGTATTTGGTTTGGGTTTGTAGTGAACCCTTACCATTGGCAATTAAAATTTGAAACAACGAATCCGACTGATATGGATCCTGCTATGTATACTGTGTTTTTATCTGTTGGACCAGTATGGCTAAGGATTATTATCGATGATGGATCTTACTAAACTAAAAGGACTTATTATGAATGATAATGTATTTAATATTTCTCTGTTGATTGCTGTGGTAACTCTTATCGGCTCTATCACATTTTATCAATACAGCGAATTAAAGTCTATTGAAAGAAACGTAGAATCAGCGATCGTTAAGGGTATTGACCCGATTGCAGTTCGATGTGCTTATGCGAGTGAAAGGGATGTGGTCTGTGTGGCTTATGGAGCCAGTCATACCCCAACACCTAAAACACAAAAATAATGAATAACCCCACCTAGAGTGGGGTTTATTTTCCCTTATAAATCAACAACTTACGAGGGTGTTGTCTTTAATTGACTTATGAGGCATAATATATCTTATATCGTTGATTATGGAGATGTGAATGAGTTTACTTACTGTTGGTAATCCAAAGTTGTTGAAGGGACAAAAGAAAGGTTATCTCTCTTCTGTGCTACACTTAGCACCTGCAGACTTGTCTGGTAAAAATACTTGCCCAAAAGCCACTGCTGGCTGTAAGGCTGCATGTTTGAATACTGCTGGTCGTGGTGGTATTTTCAAGAAGGGTGAAACAACCAATGTTATTCAACAAGCACGTATTCGCAAAACAAAGATGTTCTTTGAGGATAGAAATACATTCATGCTCGATCTATTCAAAGAGATTCAATCTACTATCAAAAAAGCTGAGAAGCAAGGGCTGATTCCAGTATTTCGTTTGAATGGTACGTCTGATATCGCATGGGAAAAATATCCACTGCCAAATGGTAAGAATATTTTCCAAAATTTCCCTGAAGTACAATTCTATGACTACACGAAAATTCATGGTCGCAAAGTTTCTCATATTCCAAACTATCACTTGACTTTCTCTCGTGCCGATGGCAATGAGATGGATGCACGTATTGCATCAGCTGATGGTATGAATGTGGCTGTTGTTTTCAAAAAGGATCTGCCAGAAACATACTTTGGGAAGAAAGTTGTAAATGGTGATGATACAGATCTACGTTTCTTGGATCCAAAGGGAGTTATCGTTGGCTTGAAAGCCAAAGGTAAAGCGAAGAAAGACACAACTGGATTCGTGGTGTAATCATGGCTAAAATTTTAGAATTTCGTCCAACTTGTATTAATAAAGGTTGTAAAAAACCTGTTACATACAACTATAAGAATGCTGATGGTACTCATAGATGGAAACCAGTTTGTGGTCATTGTATGCAAGCACAAACTGGTAAGTGGCCATATGCAAAGGGAGTCACTCCGTACAGAACAGGTATCTGTGAAAACAAGAATGGTAAATTAGGTTTTGAATGTCCAGTCAATCATAAAAAATTACCAAAAAATATGAATCTAACAGAGATTGATCATAAAAATGGAAATCATGCAGATAACAGATTATCTAATATTCAAGAATTATGTATGATATGTCATAAGATTAAAGGTAGGTTATCTGGAGATTTTAATCGTTGGAAAAACTATGCTTGACATGCAATCTTAATTGGAGTATAATTATATTATGTTCGTATATGTTAAAACATCTAGTTCTAAAAATAAACGCAAACCTACTGCGAAACAGCGAGAGTTGCAAGCTAGTTGGGAAGCGATGATAAAGAAGTATGCCACAAAGACTGTTGCTAAACCGAAACAACAACTCAGTGATGTGTACTCACTTGGGAAACCTGCTTGTCGTGAGACACCTAAGATTCCAAGTCTTCCATTTACTGGTGCACCCTGCACTAAGAAAGATGCTCCAGTCTATACTGGAGATAAGATTAAAGGTATTGGTACGATGCACAAGTCAAACGCTGTTCCTATTTTCTCTGACGAAGAAGCGATTGACATTGCTAAAATGAGGAGAGGATGATGAGTGAATTTTGCGTGAAGTGCTCTGCACACGAAGCAAACATGGAGTTGTTGATGAAACAACACTTTATGGAAATGCAATGTATGAAAGAGAAATTGAAAACTCTACAAGAAGAAAATACCAAGTTGCAAAATCAAAATGAAGCATTGGCATTTGATGTAGCTTTTTATAATGGTAGTATCACTAACTTGTCTTGCAATAACAAATAAGGTAGAATATGAGTCTGGTTGAAAAAAGAAACGAACTAATGTTACAAAAGATGAAACTGGATAAGTTCTTCTCTATGTTCTTGGAAAAATTTGAACGTAAGATGGATCCAGATAAAACAGACACACCAGTTTGGAAATTGTATAAAGACAAACTAAAAGAGTATGACAAATTGAATCAAGAGATTCGTAATACAGAATATTGGATTAAGAAAGAGCAATATGTTTAAGACTGCAAACGAGTTTTCTCTTCATATTGAATCTATGGTTCGTGATAAAAAACTTTCATACATGGATGCTGTTCTTGAATATTGTAAAGAAAACTTTCTCGAACCAGAAGATGTTTCTTCATTGATCAACAAGTCACTTAAAGATAAAATTGAGATGGACTTTCGTGAACTAAATTACTTACCAAAACAGGCACAGTTGGATGTGTGATGGATGGATTTAAAGCATATCGTTATTACCTAGCAATTAAACTACACTTTACTACTGACAAGTTCGATGTATTTCAGAATCGTGGAAATGTCCGTGGTACTCGTGAAGCATTTAATGCTCGTAATGACAGATACATTTTTGAGAAGTTAGCAAATAAGCATGAGAACGATAAAGATATTATTCAGTTCTTTGTTGCAAACTTTGCATATGGAAATGCCACTGCCATTTATGATGGTAAAGAAGCTGATGATAATTACATTGAGTGGAGTAAACGAAAGCAAGCAATCACTAAAACTTTCGTTGACGACCTTGCCACTCTTTTGACTTATATTGAAACAAACAAACTAAAGTATTCTGCACTTTTTAATTTCACAGATGACGAATATCCGATTGCATTAAAGTTATTTGTTGGAAATAAAATTTCTATTGAAACACTACGAATTATAGACGACCTCTACCCAATAATTGAGAAATGGAAACTTAATAACTCAGTGAGGTATATATGGGATGATGAATTAAGACGTATTACAAAGTTGACAGGATTCGTAAAATACGATAAGATTAAGATTAAGAAAATCTTTGACCACTTCATGGAAGAAATTGCAGAGTAACAAATGGGCAAGACATATCATAAGCAACCTAAAAGGTTTGAAGATGAGCAGACCAGTGGGCGATCTGGAAAGCACTCCAAGCATTCTAATGGAAAGAAAACTGGAGGAATGAAAACGCTAAATAGTTATGTAGATGAGGATGATTACTACGACGATGATTCATTTGACGATGAAATCGAAATGAGTGATGATGTTCAGATACAACATACTAAACATACTAAGTAAACACATTTTTATACAAAGGAAATACGATGGACATTCAAAAACTCCGTGCTATGCGCAACTCAGACTTCGGTGCAATCGCTAACGCATTCGAAAAAGTAGCAAATCCCCAAACCGAAACTAAATCTTATGTCGATGATCGCTTTTGGCGACTAGAAGGTGATAAGGCTGGCAACGGTACTGCAACAATTCGATTCCTACCACGTGTAGAGGGTGATGAACTCCCATGGGTTCGTATCTTCTCTCATGGCTTCCAAGGTCCAACTGGAAAGTGGTACATCGAGAACTCCCTAACAACTCTTGGTGAAAACGATCCTGTAGGTGAGTTAAACACTCAGCTATGGAACTCTGGTTCAGAAGCAAACAAAGAAATTGCACGTAAACAAAAGCGTAAACTTTCTTTCATTGCCAACGTGCTTATTGTTTCTGATCCTAAGCATCCAGAGAATGAAGGTAAAGTATTCTTGTTCAAATTCGGCAAGAAAATCTTTGATAAAATTATGGACAAAGCACGTCCAACTTTCGAAGACGAGAAACCAGTCAACGTGTTTGACTTGTGGGAAGGTGCGAACTTTAAACTTCGCATGCGTAAGAAAGATGGCTATGCCAACTATGATGAATCAGTATTCACCGAGCCATGTGCAGCTTCAGAAGATGAAGATAAACTCTTGGCTATTGTGAATGCTCAACACAAACTTTCTGAATTTACAGATCGTAAGAACTTCAAGTCTTATGATGAGTTGAAGAAGAAATTGAGTGAAGTTCTTTCAGGTGATTCTTTTGCTAGCAAGTCTGCTGCAGAGATCGCTGAAGAAGAAGATCGTCCAGTAGCACCTGCTCCAAAGATGGCTTCTAAGCCAGCACCACAACCAAAGGCATCTGTTGAAGATGACGATGATGTGATGTCTTATTTCGAGAAGATTGCACAAGAAGACTAAACTTCTTTAAACAAAAGAGAAAGGGATCGTAAGATCCCTTTTTTTATGCGTATCTGCTAGCGAGATACTTTGATTGAGACGATTCTTGATTCCGAATCGGAGACTTAATAATTTGAGTCTGTTTGGTCACGTTTGTTGTCGGAGCATTAACAATTGCTGTTCCACCATTACCAGAACCACTACTATTTTCAAGTGCTCTATTTTGAGCAGATTTACTTTCAACCACTCCAGCATTACCCATTGCAGCACCCATAGCTGCAATTTTTTCAGTAGGTAGTGCAGCGATTGCTTTAATCTTATCAGTATCGATACCAGAGAATGCTCTTAGTCCTGTGGCTAATTTCTCAACACCAATACCTGCTTTTTCGATATTTGGTCCATTGTCACCAAGTTTCTGAATTTGATCAATAGCAGATCCACCTGGAGTCACAGCACCAAGTAATCCACCAACAAGATTACCAACACCAGCTACCGCAGACCCAGCACCAAATGCAGCCATACCAGCTGCGATTGCCACTAATCCTGCACCAACAGATAGAAGATTAGAACCATCGATCGCAGATAATCTTTCAATAGAAATGATAACTGCATCAATGATTGCTGTTATAGCATCAGAGATAGCAGTGACTGTACCGATGATAACATCTCCCACAGATTTAATAACATCTGGAATCATTTCGATTGCTTTAATGAAAACATCGCCAATGACTTCTACCAATTTCATTAGAACTGGAGCGAATGCTTCAATAGCAGGAGCAGCAAATTCCAATGCTTTACCAAGACCCATTGCAGCTAAGGTTAATGCACCGAGTCCTACTAATGCCATTGGATTAGCTAGAGCCATAACACCTCTAGCTAAACCCATTAGAAGTGCTTGAATACCTTTACCAGCACCTTGCCCTAATCCTTTAAGACCCATTCCAAGACCTTTAAGACCAGCACCGATACCACCTAAAATTCCTCCACCTCCACCACTTTCTTCACCACCCTTTGATGATATGGCATTACCACCACGAGTGTTTTCTTCAATCTGTTGTAGTAAAGAAGTTTGATCACCCATCAACTTAGCGTTTTCTTGTGCAGCTTCTTGTTGTTCACCAGCAGATGCGAATGCTTCTGTTGGAGTTTTTTGAGTTGGAGTGATAGATGTTAATGGTGCTTTAGAATCAGCACCGATAGCCTTAACACCAAGATCATGTTGAGAGTATTCTTCAGTTAATGCAGACTTTCTTTCTAATAGTTTCTGCATCTCTGGATTAGTTCTCGCCATTTCTTCAGCAGTATACTTACCACCAGCAGATGCTCTTAATGCTTCGATTTGTTTGTCATTTTGCGACGCAGCTTTCTTTGCACCATATGCCAACTCAAACTTACCAGCAAGATCTTTGTCAGTACCAGAGAAACCTAATGCCTTTTGTTCAGTCATGAACTTTTGTTTTTCTAGTCTTTTATTATTCACACCCATAACATTGGTGGATTCTAAGAAACTCTTTTTTAGATTTTCTGAAGAGAATTTACTTTTAAACCCAGTGATACCATCTTTTAATTTTTCTAATGGAGATTTGAATGTCTTCATACCTTCCATTATTTTTTCAATATCATTTTGACGCTGTTTTCTCTCAGATGCGTCTTCTTTCATTAATTTTAATTGTTCTTTTTGAACTTTTAATATGTCTTCATCTACTTTAAGAGTATCAGATTCAATCTTTTCTTGTCTATCGCCATCTTCATCAATTCGTTTAGTTTCAACTAATGTAGCTACTTGTGCGATACGAGAATCCTCCAAGAGTTTTCTCATGGTGAACAAGTGCTCGTTAGCCATAGCTTGCATGTCTAACATAGCTGCGAAATTTTTAGGTGATGCGGTTATGACTGCCATCTTTTACC